CCCGCCTGTCTCGTACAGGGTGACGCAGGTGTCGGGGTCGTCGGGTTCGCGGCCGAGGAACAGGTTGGTGCCTAGCGTCAGGTCCGCGGTCGCTACGGTCGCTGCCGCCAGGTAGGTGCCTACGTCTGTGAGGAGAGCCATCAGCCGGTTCCGTACTCGCCGAGCGTTCGCTTGACATGCCTGGTGATGTCTCTCGCGAACGTTTTCTTCATCTTGTTGAACGGATGCTCCAGAAACTTGGGGCCGCGTCCCTGACCGGGTGCCACCGGCCCGGTGCCCTGGTGCCCGCCGACCTTCGACTTGCCGGGCGGTTTCGGCGGATGCCACAACTCCAAATCCTCATGCTGCTTCAGGGCATACGGGGCGGCTGTCCCGCCGTACTCGACGGTGCCGACGATGCTGCGACCGAACGTTGTCGGGAGTTTGATGACCTGGCTTCGCATGAGGTTGCCGGTGTCGAACGGCACCAACTCGTCGGCGCGGCGTCCCAACTCGACAACCTCGGCGGTCACAGACCGTCTCGTCGCAGCGATGACCTTCCGGTTGTTGGCACGGATCAGTCGACGAATGTCGGCCAGCCCCTCGACCCGAACGTGGACAGTCATCTACCTGGTCCCGACGTAGGCGATGACGGCGACCTGGCCGAGCGCATCCTTGCGTGTCTCGACCTTCACGATCGGACGAATAGCGGACAGGGGTGCAGGCAGCGTGATCTCGTCGGCGACGTTCAGCGTCAACGACGACGACGGAATGTACGCGATGTAGTCGTAGTCGATGTTGTCGACGTTCACGTCGCGGTCGGCCTCGTTGGCGCGGCGCACATAGGCGTCGTAGGAGGTGGTGCCGCCAGTCCAGGTTCGCTCGCCGTAGTTGTTGACCGTCGAAGTGGTGCGGATGTCCACACTGTCGGGCGTCACATTTCGCACGAGGTCTGCGATGAACGCAGCGGACGGCGACGCGGCAGCCATCAGTTCGCCAGGCTGCCGAAGTCCTGCCGCACCGATGATCCGGCGAGCGGGTCGCGGAACTGGCCCCTAGCGAACGACGGCTGGATCATGTTCGAGTTGTCGCGGTCGATGTCCTTGTCGGAGACGGTGAGGCCACCCGCGTACGGTGTCGGGACGTTCCCTTCGCGCATCGCCAACGCTTTGAGTTGCTCCGCCTGCGCCCGAGCGTTTGTTGCCTTCTGGAACAGGTCGACTTTGAGGTCGCCGACGGCCTGGTCTGCGAGCCGCGAAAACTTGGAGGCGATGGCGACCATCGACCGCCACGCTGCTTCGTACAGGGCTGTGGTTGCGGTGTCCGATCCGGTGACCTGGTTGTTGACCCACGCGATTTCCTCGTCGTTGAGGAGTTGGTCGTTCGTGTCTGTGTCGCCGATGAGGAACCGGATGGCGTCTCGGGCATTGGAGGACGGGTCGCCGCCGTAGGTCCAGGTCATCGGTGCCTCCTAACGACCGAGGGGTCGGGCCGGACCAGCCGACCCGACCCCTTGGTTGTGCTGGGTTGTGTGCGGGTTAGGCGACTGCGTTCGAGAAGAAGTAGCCGAGCGATGAGGCGATCACGTTGAACGCCCACGCCGACTCGATCTCGATGCGATCAGCCCGCAGTTGATCCATGCGGAACCGGGACATCGCAGTCGAGGTGCCGAGGCCACCCGACTGGGCGAGGCCGGTCCACAGGAAGTTGTACCCGCCGGACGGAGCCATGAGGCCCGGTGCGGGTGCCGAGTAGACCAGCAGCGCATCCTTGTCGCCGATCTGAGCGTAGGTCGCTGCGGCTGCTTCGGCTGCGGTGTTCTTGATGCCTCGCATGACGAGCACCCGGTCGACTCCGCACACCTTGGCGATCAGATCAGCGGTGATCGAATCGCTGGTCGTGTACTTGAAGCGGTCCACGAAGTCTGAGTGGTTCTTCAAAATACTAAACACTGCATACGAGACGACGAGTGTGTTTGGCGTGTAGCCGGTGGCTGTCAGGACCGTGTTGATGCCGGTCTGGATGTCGGTGATCGGCGTCGACCCCGAGGCGCTCCACAGTGTCGACGGCGTGGAATCGGTGTCCCACACGCTTGTCGTGAAGTACGACGAAGCCCAGTCGATTTCCTGCTTGATGAGCATCTGCTGGGTCAGGTACCGGGTGGCGTCCATGTCCGGCGACAGGGGTGCGTCCGAGTTGGCTCGCACCTGGTCGCCGATGTCCTTATGCAGCGCGTAGACGAGCGCCGAGTAGGAACTGGTCGACAGTCCGTAGCCGGACCCGGCTGACTCTGTTCCGTCGGCACGCGGTTGCACGTTGTCGCGGAAGAAGTCGGCTTGGGTGTACGTGAAGAACTTGTCCGACTGCTTCTGGACAGGCACCGACGGGAAGGCGCGTGAGGCCACGAAGTTGTCTGCCTCCTGCATGAAGGCGATGGACATGTTCGTCAATATGGCATCGACGTGAACGTCGTTTTGTGTTGGTTGGGGCATTGGTCAAATCCTCCTATGCCGCTCGGCAGTTCGACGGATTGAGGAACATCGTGAACGTCTCGCCAGCGGACGCAGCCTGGATGGCCTGCCCCATCACATAGACGGTGGTGTCCGATCCGGGGGTGATCCCCGCTGCCTGCGAATCGGAACTTGTTCCGATCCACCTAGCGGCGGTGATTGTCCCGTCGGCTGACACCTTCGAGATTCCGAAGATACGGACGACGGCCTGCTCGCCCGACTCGGGATCGTTCTGCAAAATCCCGATCGGCAGATCAGTGATCGCCGTGCACACGTTGACCGTCGTGGCCGAAGCCAACTTGACGAAATAGAACTGCTTGCTGGACAGATCCCCGGCAGCCGTCAGAGTGCCGAGGTCGATTCCTGGTGATTCGTAGGCCATCTCAGGCTCCTAACTCGTCGACGTAGCGTGCGTAGAGGTCGGGGTTTTCGACCGCTACCTCACCGATCGCCTTCTCGATCGAGTCGGCGTGACCGGCCTCGACCTTCGACTGCGCCATCGCGTGGATCTGGCCGTAGGCATCGTCAACGCCCGAGGACGTATCGGTGCCGAGTTCTTTCAGGATTCCGGTTTCGCCGAGGGCGACCGCGCATCCGTCGAGGATCGCCTCTAGGGCGTCTGCATCCTCGGGGCTGTGGTCACGAATGTTGCGAAGCACCGGGGCGAACTCGGTCGGCGACAACTCGGGCAGAATCGCCCAGGTGTGAGCCTTCTGAGTCGCCTTCTCCAGTTCACGCTCGGCACGGACCTGCTCCGTTTCCGCACGGGCCGCGTCGAGGGCTTTCTGGAGTCCGTCGAGTTCCTTACGGAAATCCTCGGACGGTTCTTCGGCAACAACCTCGTCCTCGACCGGAGCCTCGTCGGTGTATTCCGACATCTTGTTCGCCTCCTGGTGGGGGTCGGTGGTGGTGGACGCCTCGATCGTGTCGGCCAGTTCCGCCTCAAGCGGATCGTCGCTGGATTTCATCACCAGCCAGCCTTCGTGCAGGGTCGCAGGATGATCCACGCCTGAAATCTCTTTCAGTTCTAGGTCAACCAGTTTGCGGGATTTGCCCACAGGTGCGCTCCTCGTCCGAGACGCCGGAAGAATAACACCGATGTCATTCGATGTGTGGATACGTCCCCGGATTTTCTCCGTCGCCGTCACCGGGGGTTAGGTCACCGTGTCGATCGTCAGGCGGTGCGACCCGGCCGTCCCCGCGCTTCACATCATGCCCTTCACGGAGTATGTGCCTGGCCAGAGCACCTTGCTGGTGTAGGCGTCTCAGCAGTTTCCAGACACGCTTCACCTTGTTGGTCACCGCCTCGATGCGGCCTTCTAGAAAGTGGCGCAGTCCCTCGATGGCGTTCAGCAGTTCCTCGTCATCCATCGCGGCACCTTTCTTCGACTGCTCAGGGCATCAGGGGATGTCCGACCTACCCGTTCGACGGGTGGTTCTCGATGAAGTAGGCGAACGCCTCCGGCGAGTCGAGCACCACGGTGATGCCATGCGGGGCCGGCGAAGCGTCGTCGCCTAAGACCGTGACGTAAAGAGTTGTCAGCGCGACCAGGAGCGCGGTGATCGCGCCCACCAGTTTGGTTAGATCAGACAACGAGGATGTCAGAGCGATGCGAACGGTCCGTCGATCGTGGCGGGGA